TGGAGGTTTTTAGACTGGTAAGACTGACCAAATCATCAATTTCGCACACGAAACTGTCTCTGGGGGCAAAGATTCTGGTCGCACCAACGGTCTGATAGAACTGCCTTTCGCAGATGTCATCAATCTGCCGAGAAGCCGTTTCAATGCTCAGCTCCAGAATTGTGTCGTCAACCGAATCTGTGATTCTGAGTGCGTCTTTGACTTCTTGCAGAGTGCAGTATGCGTTGGTGAGTGCCATGCTTTTATTCTACAGCTAGAACCAACGCTGAGACCATGTGGCGGGTAAGCGATCACTCTCAATCTCTATGGGTAGGTGATACTCAAAATCCTTTACCCCTCTAGCCCTTATCCAATCAACCAGTTCCCTCAAGCCATTTTCTAGGGTCGTAGAGGTTTGATACCCAAGTAGCCTTCTTGCCTTGTCACTGCTGCATAGAGCTATCTTTACTTCCTGCGGTCTACCGCCGGTGTAGATAGGCTTGAATGTCGTGCCGACAATGCTTTGTAGCTTCTCTGCCAATTCATTGATAGTGATTGGTTCTTCGTCTGGCCCTATGTTTATTACCTGCCCCAATGCCTCGTCTGACATACAGGCAACATAAAGAGGGTCTACAACATCCTGAATAAAGCTAAAGCATCGCATTTGCTGACCATCGCCATAGATAATCGGGGGTTGATTCTGAAGCAACCTATTAGCCATGATTGAGGCGACATTTCTAAACGGGTCGTCATACTTTTGTCTTGGGCCAATGATGTTATGTGGCACTAAAACAACCCATTCAAGCCCGTGTGTGTTGCATAGATTTTCCACTAGCTTTTCGCTTGCCAGCTTTGCTATACCGTATGGATCTTGTGGCTTAGGCTGCATATCCTCTGTATACGGAGTATCAATCGTGCCGTATCGAGCCATGCTTGATAAGTAAACGAACTTTTTTACCTTTGCTTTGATTGTCTGAGATAGAAGCTCTGTAGTAGCTTGGGTTGTATTGGAGACAACCAGTGCTGGGGAAAACACGCTCAGGCCCTCATAGGCAGTGCAAGCAGCATGAATGACTAAATCAACATCAGTCAATAAATCCTGAACCGAATCTTTTACCAAGTCTCGGGCATAAAATCTTGCACCATCGGGGACATTATCAACATAACCGCCAATCAGCGAATCTACCCCCACAACCGAATGTCCTTCTTGTAAAAATCTATCGGCTAGGTGTGAGCCCAAGAATCCGGCTATGCCAGTAATGAATACTTTCACCAGTTATTCCTTCTCCGTATGACCAAAGACCATTCTCCTGAATTTAGTCGATTCTCTTGTTTTTTCTGATTGAAGTAAGCTTCGTTGGCTCTGTAAGTTTCTGAGTTCCTAGCAGCATAGTGATTGTTGCTCTTGAAGGTCATTTGCCCGTCATGGATCATGGGCAAATTGGCTTTGGTTACTGAAAACCCCATTTCTGTAACCCTCCATTCAAATTCATCATCTTCAAAGTTCATCGGGAAGATAGCTTCATCGAATAACCCACAGGCTTCAAAGACTTTTGCTCCAACCGAAAATAGTTGCCAATGAGGCCACATCTCAGAGATTGTCACTTTGTCTGCGGCGGATTCTTGCTGAAGTTTTTGTAAAGTCCCTGGAGCAAACACACAATCATTTGAAGTGAAGTAAAAGACTTCTTCAAAGGGGTAATTCTTTACTCCTAGATTCCAAGCAGGTGCTATACCTAGGTTGCTATAAATGTTTATTACATCCATTGCCAACACATTTGGATTGTTTGATACGGGCCCTTCCAAACCTTGATGAATTCCCCAGCCATTGTCAATAATCAAAAGTCTTTCAACTGGATAGTCAATGCTCTCAATCATTCTGTTGAGCAGGTCATAGCGGTTTAGGACTGGAACTATAAGTTTCATCAGACCACCGAGAATACTGTTTCATTGAATCGTTTGCCAATAACATCCCAAGAATACCCCTTGGCAAGCTCTAGGTTCGATTCTGAGACACTTTTGTATTGAAGTGGTGTCTTTAGCTTATCTAGCCATTCTGTGACTTCCTGTGGCGTTCTAGCTATCAAACAACCCGTGCTGTAGCCCCTAGCTCCAACTATGGTGCTAATAACTGGTAGTCCATAGCTGATTGCCTTGATGACCTTTAGTGAGGTGCCTGATCCTGCCCCCATAAGGTTTACAAATGCATGAGCTGATAGGAATAGCTGATGTAGGGTTGATGGCTCTACATGCCCCAGCAGTTTGACATTTGGCTGATTGCTACGAATGAATTGACTGCACTGCCCAGCAATGACTATCTGGTAATCTGGCAAGAACTCGGCAATACTTGCAAGGGCCATAGCCGCACCTATGTTTGGCGGATGACCGCTACCGACAAAGAGAAGAATGTCTGAACCGAATCCTTTTGTGTTTACCTCTGGTGGCAGATTGACACCATTTGGTATCAAAGTCATCGGACTATCAGACTGAATCTCATCTTCAGTAGAGCAATAAGTCACATGATCTGCTTGTAAAGCAATCTTTTCCACTCTGGCAGTAGCTTCTTGTATTTCTGGGCCACCGATAAGTTGTTTGATTCTTGTTTCGTTATTGTGTGCATCATAAACGAATCTTTGAGTTTGGATTGCCTCTACTTGCCAAGGATGCTCAAGAATAATTAGGTCAGGCTCAATGATTCCTAGGACTGATTTGAAGGTCTCAGGAGTGCCTTCTATAACTGCTAAATCCCATTCCTTGTGACGCACATAGTGAGGCAACGGTAATGCTGTAAGCGTTAGGTTGTTGTGCCTCATGCGTTGCGGTTCACCGAATGTTGGAATCAAAACATCTATTTCGTTTTCCACACGGCTAAGTAAGTTGTAGATTCTTTCCCCGCCACCAAATTGAGCTCCTACAAACGGGAATGGAGCTAGGGCAGTTATCTTCACTTCAACAGCTTCTTGAAGAATGGAACCCAGTTCTCGTTCCACACTTTGTCAGCATCAAATTGCTTAGCAAAGGCAATCGCCTTTTCGCTTTTAGCACGATCTGCTTCATAAGCTTCGTTTAGTGCCCTGACTATCGAATTGACCGAAGGTATCTGGAAGAAGCTTCCTTGAGCCTCATCCCAGAACGGCTGACCATCAATCTTCCAGCTATCTTCTGAGGCTAGGTCTTTAGATGCGGCGTAGTTACTTGTGATAACTCGTGTGCCACAGGCTTGTGCCTCGACTGTCGGTATACCGAAGCCTTCTCCGTATGAGGTGCTAAGCAACACATTCATTGCGGTGTAGAAGCCAGCCATGTGCTCTTCTGGGTATCCGGCTCTGAGTAAGTATGGGTCTGGCATAAGAACATTGTCTTTAGGTATTCCCATTGCCTTTAGTAGAACAGCAATGTCAAATCCACCGTAGCCTCTGCCTGGTTCAGTGTGAATGTAAAGCAAACTATCTGGATGCGATTTGAGATGCATAGCGAAGGCAAGCAGGTTTTCAGCGTAAGCCTTGCGATGAATCTGACCATTTGATTTGTTAGCTGCAACTATTCCGACTAAAAATGCATTTTCAGGAATTCCCATAAACTCTCTTACATCTTTTCCTGAAATCTCAAATGTAGGTTTGTAGACATTCGTATCTATACCGTGAGGGATGTAGGTAGATTCCAAACCGAGCCCTTCCATAATCTCTTGACCATGTGGAGCCATCGTTACAGGAATGACATTTGGTTTTATTAGAAACTCTCTAACCGCTGGTGTGATGGTTAGGTGATCCATCGGAACCCATGAGATTATGTCGCCCTTATAGTCCATCTGGTTGTAAACCCAAACATCGTAGAGCGTCATTAGATACGGCTTGTAGTCAGGATGCTTGCCGTGGAAGTCTGCTGCCCAAATTGGGTAGACATCCGCAGAATAAAGTGTCAGTCCCTTTGGGTAGTGTGGGATTTTATTTGAACCGAATACTAGCTCTGTTTGCTGGCCTTCAAGTCCGTAGTTACTGAGAGCAGCTACCTTCATTCCATGCCTAAGCATGCGAGTGATTAGTTGCTTGCCCTGCTGTCCGTAACCGGTAGGTGTTCCTGGTGAATTGCTACCGAATGCGATAGCAGCTTTTAGTAGGTCGTAGGTTGCCATAGTCACAGTGTATAAAAAGAAACCCACCCAAGCAACCTACAACTTGGGTGGGTCTCGCTTATTTCGTCAGAAACTAAGCAGCGTTTCCGATGAAGTATTTGACATGGGAGCTGTGAGTGATGTCACCGTCAAGGCGAATCAAGAATCTCCATGTGGTCAGATCGGTGTTGAATGCGAAGTCCTGGCTAGAAGCAACCTGGATTCCACCTGCTACACGAACCTTGTATGACGAGAGGTCACCGAACAATACAGACTTTGCCGAAAGGCCAGTGTCCGCCATGTGTGGGTTCTCGATTACACGGAAGCCAGCGAAGGTGTCAGGGTAGCCAACGCCTACCTGGTATAGGTAGTTGCCAGCGGTGTCCTTGAGCTTACGCATCTTTCCGATGGTTGCACCGTTTGCCATGAATGCTGCACCTGGCATACGGCGAACTGCACCGTCAACCGAGTAAGCAAGGTCAATTAGGTTGTCAGCGGTGAACTGGCCTGTTACGGCAGTTCCACCAGTGATACCAGAACCAGCAGCAGGAACAATGCCTCGTGGCTTGTCAGATCCGTCACCTAGGGTTAGAACATTGTTCACACCGTAACCAATGCCGTTACCAGCCTGGTTAGCAAGGTGAGAAGCTAGGTCAAAACCAGCGTCTGTTACTAGCTCGTTGGCGGCCTGGATGAGGAAGCCATACTTGTAAGCTCCGAGAGTGATTGAGCTGTAGGTAGGCTCGGAAGCCGATACAGTTCCACCAGCGGAGGTCAAGGTAGCAGTGCTGTAGGCAGTTAGGGTTGGGATGGTTAGGTCTTCACCGGAAGTGGTGTTGATAACCTCTGGAACCTCTAGCATTGGGCCTACTAGGCGAGCAACATCGAATACCTGGTCGTAGAACGACTTAGGAACGGTGTTGGATGATGGAGTTAGAGCAGCACGAGTGAACTCGTAGTTACGCTCTTCTCCCTTGGCAAGTGAACGGAAAATGTCAGCGGCTGAACGGCTTTCGCTCACCGATGGAACAAATCCCTTAGCAGCAACGGAAGCCTCTAGGCGGCGTTCCTCGTTACGCTGTGCGACAGCAATGGTCTCGTCAGCCTTGCGGATGTCGGCCTCAATGCGGTCAATTTTCTCAAGTTCAGCAGCGTCAAGCCCACGGCCTTCCTTCTCAGCACCTTCGATTACATCTCGAATCTGCTCAGTGAGGTTGGCACGGAGCTCCTGCTGAGCCTTTACAAACTCAGACATTTAGTCTCCTTTATTTCTCTTACTAATGATTTACCAGTGGCGTTGACGCTCAACTGAACACGGCAGAGCTAACTCACATCCGATAGTAAAAGTTTACAGGAGGTAGGACACGCTAGACATAGCAAAGCCCCCTGAACCAAGAAAACAGGAGGCTAGTGCTTACCGCTTTTCAATAGGTGCGGTGACCCGTGTTTCTCTATTGGTCTTGTCAAAAGCAACTTCAACAGTTTCTTCTGGCTTCAGAAGCTTCTCTACTGCCTTAGCCATGTCATCTACAACCGAAACGATTGCACCTGATTCAGGGTTTCCAGCAGCAGCTAGGAGAGCCTTTTTGATTTCTTCTTTGCTTGGCATCTTAGATTCCATTCAGTAGTAGTTCGAGCTTCTTCTTCTTCAGTGCCAGCATAGCCTGTCCAACCGAATTATCGCTAGGCTCTGATCCCTCTGACTTTGGCATCAGGGTTTCTACGGCTTGCTGAATTAGACGACCCTCATCCTCGGTAAGAGTTTCGCCTTCCTCAAGTTTGTAAACAGCATCTGCTAGAGCATCAGCGTCAATGTCAGCTCTCTTAGCAATCTTGTCTAGGCCACGAACAGCAACAGTGCCAGCCGTAGCGGTATATGCTGGCCAGCTAACCAAGGAGACCTCGAATAGACGAACCGAATTCAAGGTTCTCTCTGAGCCATCCTCTGACCATGAATCTCCTCCAGCAGGAACACTAAAGCCGAAGCTCATTGCGTCAACATCTCCACGGCGTAGCAGCTCAGCAACATCACGACCACGAGAAGTGTTCGGTAGTAGACCATCAACCCTCAAACCTTTGTCATCTTCTGTAAGCATAAGAGTTCCAGCACGAGTTGAGCCAAGAACCTCGCCAGCATCGTGATTCCAAAGGAACTTGATGTCATTGCGGGCTCTCAGGGATTTGCGGAATGCACCTGGTGCGATTCTCTCGATAAAAGGCAGAGGCTCACTAGCAGAATTGAATACAGCAGCGTAGCCACTGAATCTCATGCCATCGCCTTCTTCACGAACCTCGATGGAGGTTGGAGTTCTGCGTGTTTCTATCTTTGACAATGCTTCGCCTTTCGCTCGGCCTTCATTTTCTTCTTCAATTCTAGCAACTACACCTTCTGCATAAGTGAGTGCTCGTTGTGCTGCTCTCTTTGATGGGCCTGATCCCCAAAGCAAGTGTGCAACTACACCAGGGCTAGGATAATCAGGCGAATCAGGTCTTGCGGCGGGACTATCCAAATCAGGAAGATGACGAGCAATCCAAGCCCGAATCCTAACCCATTTATCAGCAGTGACATTGCCAGCTGCCATCGCTCTCGCCTCACGGATTGTTCTTTCAACCAAGCCATCTCCGCCATACCCCTCTTCGTAGTATTTGAGACCTCTACGAGCAGCTGCTCGCATGTAGGCTGGGGGCTCTAGGTTTACTTCTCGGTATTCTGTTTCAGACATGGAGTTTTCTTCCATATCGTCATCTTCTTCTTCATCTTCTGGTTCATCACTGGGTTCAGGAAGTGGAGCAATCTTTGTAAGTGTCGAGAACTTGTGGGCAACATACACATCGGTATCTTCCCATCCGTCTCTGACTGGTTGGTATACCTGAATCAAGGCAGCAGGGTCTTTTTCCGTGCCATTGACTGTAACCGAAGAATTAGGTGGATTGATAGATCCGTTGTCTACAATCTCTTGAATTTCGCCACGGGCCCTACCACCCGAAGAGTTCCAAGATACATAGTCACCGACTTTGAGGTCGCCTGGTAATGCACGAATGTCTCTTTCGCCACCTGGCTCAATGCCTTCTGATAATGAGATAGCTACCATCTGGTCAAGTGCTTCTTTTTTGGTGTTGTGGCAAGCCATGACTTCGCCATCTTCTTTGACTACTGCCCAGCTTGAGCATTCTGAAGATTTGTCAGTTATGTAATAGGGCATTATGCCAGCCTCGCTTCCACGACAACAGTTCCACCGAGTGCGACAGCCGTGCCGTTTATTGTGATACCTGCGGCATTTACATCAATGCCAACAGTTTGAGTTCCTGAGTTGTAAGTAATCGGAGAAGTAGCAGCAACTACTCCAGCGGGGCCCGTTGCACCTGTTGCTCCCGTTGCACCTTGGATACCTTGTGGCCCTTGTGGCCCCGTTTCTCCTTGAATACCTTGAGGCCCCTGCGGCCCTGTCTCTCCTTGAATGCCTTGAATACCTTGTTCGCCCTGTGGGCCAGTAGCACCAGTTTCCCCCTGTATGCCTTGTGGCCCTTCTGGGCCTGTTTCCCCTTGAGGGCCTTCAGGGCCAGTTTCGCCCTGGATACCCTGAATACCCTGGATGCCCTGTTCGCCTTGAGGGCCCTGTGGGCCTGTCGGGCCAGTGTCACCCTGAATACCTTGAATTCCTTGCTCACCCTGTAGCCCTTGTGGGCCAGTCTCGCCTTGAGGGCCAGTCGCCCCTTGGATACCTTGCTCACCCTGTGGGCCCTGTGGCCCCGTTGCACCTGTTGCCCCAGTTGCACCAGTGGCTCCAGTAGCACCGGTTGCACCCGTTGAACCTTGAATACCTTGTGGGCCTTGTTCTCCCCTTGGAATGACAAAGCTAAGAGTTTGATTGGGTGCAGTTCCAGAAACTGTTACCTCAGCGTCTCCGCCTGGAGCACTTGCTGTAACCGAATCTATAGTGAGCGTGTTAGCTGGGCCAACTGCTCCCTGAATACCTTGAATGCCCTGCGGGCCAGAGTTGCCTAAAGTTACGGTTGTGTTGGTTTCAGTTACGCCAACATTTACAACCGAATTTTGAACCGAAACAAGTGTGTTTGTTTCAGTAATCTCTAGGACAGAGGCTGACATTACCGAGTGACCTCAGCTTGGATTTGGAAAGTTCCCTGAATCAGTCTTGTAACAGTTGAACCAGAGTTCAGCTCTAAATCGTAAACATACTGACCAGCTTCTGCTGCACCCATAGCAGTTGCACCGATTGTCACGGCGATTGTGCCAGCAGTCCCACCGAGTGTGATACCAGTGCCGTTGGTCAGGCTAAAGATAGTTGCGGTTGCTGCTGGCGTAGTGCGAACCTGCATAGCAGCCGTGTAGTTTGTCAGATTGACAGCCGAACCACCGATTGTCCAAGTCAGGTTTAGGTCGTATGTTGCACCTTGGTATGCCGTGATGTTGTATCTGCCTGGGTTGATCATTAGATTGTCTGCCTCATCCAACTAACATTGTGTCCGTTTTTAGTGCTTACACAATAGATTTGTTCTAGGGGTTGTAATTGAAATTGATAGCTCTCAAGCTTTACAAGTTGTAGCCCAGTGCTTATTGTTACATCACTTCCACCAAGATAAACTTCAGCGGTGTTGTCGTTATTGTGAATGGTAATTATTGATGGATTAGTCCATACACCATCAATAGCAGTGGCCACGGTTCCAACTGAAGTTGTGCCATTGCTAATTGCCATCTTCTACCCCGTAAGTTTCTTTGACAGCTGCTGGGTCTTGTGACTGACCGGCATTCTGCAACTGAACGCTTGGAACGCCAGTGTGGTCAATAGCAGGTAGACCAAGTTTCTCCAGAGCGTCTACTGGGTCGAATCCAACCTGAATCAATCTCTGAGCCATGTCTACTCGTTCTGTCTGAGCAGATAGGTCAGCGGCATCAATGTTGACATTGGCCAGAGGCACACGAACAGTGTCGGCTGACGGATCCATGATTGGTGTCAAGTCCTCAAGTCGTCTCACATCGTTGATTGTCAAGAAGCCAGCTTGTAAACCAGTCGAAAATGCAGCCATTCTTGAGTTGATGTCTGCACGAAGTAGGCCATCAAGGTTGAACCGAATAAATGCGTTCTCTCCACCTGGGTAGCGAGCCATTAGCGGTGATAGTGCACCCTCAATCTTTTGAACGATTGGTCTGAGGCAGTGAGTTACCCAAGCAAGGTTGTTCTGCTCGACTGATGCGTAAGAGTTAGTGCCTGGCAGTCCGAGTAGGTGCGGTGGAATGTTGAAAGCACGGGCAACATCTTCGACTGCCATTCTGCGGCTGTCTAGGAACTGAGCTTGGTCGTTTGGCACATTGGTTGGCTTGTATTTCGCTCCGCCCGACAGGATTGCTGTCTTGTGTGCTTTTGCCCATCCCTTGTGGCGTGAATCGAATGCTTCTTGCATGACCTTGGCTTGATCTGCCGTAAGGTTGCCGTCAATCTCGATGACACCAGAGGTCTGAGTGCCTGAACCGAAGAATTTAGCTGCATAGTTTTCTAATGCCTTAGCTAAGCCGAAGTTTTCCTTCAGTGCTTCTACTCTTGACACTCCACGGATGTGTCCTGGGCGAACTACATCGGGAATAAAGACAACTTCGTCTGAAGAGAGCATTCTTCCCTCTTCTTTGACGACAAAACCAACTTGACCGATGCCATTGCGTTTGATTTCGACATCCATCGGGTTTAGAACTCTCATGTTGACAATTTCGCCCGACTGATTTGAATACAACCGAATAAATGCATTGCCGTCTAGCAACAGCGAGACAATGATTGAGCCGTAGAAGGCTTCCTTGGTTGTGTCAACATCTGGCTTAGTAATCCATGATGGTCTTGGACGGAAAGCAAAGCGAGCACCATCTCTGCGGATGTAAGCGTCTACGGGTAGTGTCGAGATTGTGTCGCTGATGAGTGAGACAGCCGAAAAGACTGGATTGACATGCAAAGCAGTGCCAGAATCAATCCTGACCCCAGCGTTGCTCTGAGTTTCTAGGAAGTCACCAGATCCCCAGATGGTTTGAAACGAGATTGCTCGTTTTTCAAATAATCTACTAAGCACTTACTCGCTCCATCGCTAAACCGAATACTAAAGTGGCAATACCGCCTACGATTAGTCCCGCTGGCAGGAAAATAACGCTTACGCCTATTGTTACCAGTGCGGCTCCTGCGATTTGTAAAACTGTTGCCAAAATAACCGCCTATACAAATACTTGTGGCACTACCTCTTCCATTCTACCCACAGTTGCTCTGTCGTAGGCAATAATGAAGGCGATAGCGTTGTCAATCTTCTTCTTTGAGTTACTGCTCTCTTTTGTCACTCTCTGTCCTCGGTGATCCATCTTGATGACGCAGTTGTCAATGTGCCGAGCCAGAGCTGGGTTGCCATCGTGCATGAATGTCTGTTCCATCACCGCATCGAACACTTTTTGAGTTGCTGGAATCATCAGATTTAGCAAGTTGGTCTTGTATTCGACAATCGGAAGCCCTAATTCGTCAAGTTCTTGCATCATTGATGCCCAACGGTAGGGGTCACAGGCTATTTCACGGACTTTTGGGTATTTCTGGGTGTAATCAATGATTGTTTGCTTGACTTCTTCCATTGGAACCCGCCAAGAATCGTCATCTACGCCAAAGTTCTTCTCCCAAGTGCGAATTAGCTTCACTTTTGGCTTTTCGCCGTCTTTTGGGATGGTGCAAACGCATAAAGCGGTGGAATCTGACGCATAAGAGCCGTCAAAGCCCAAAACATAGTCCTCATCAACCGAAATCTCGAAATCTTCGGCTAATTTCTCCCAAGAACCTGTCGGAAGCCATGCAGATTGCGTTGAAACCCACTGATTACAGCGTTTAGTCCGAAATTCTGCCTCTGGTGTTCTCAGAACGGCACTTTCAAAGTCGGATTTAGCACAAATGTCGTCAAAACCTGGGTTGGCAGCCTTCCAAGTCTCTTCCAGTCGGTGATCTGCCTCGGCTGGTGCTTCCCACCAAGCCATGAAGAAGGTTGGGTCGTCTATCTCGCCTCGAGTAATCTTCTGACCTCGCTGATAAAGCTCATAAGCAATCGTGTCTTTACCGGATGCTGCCTCTGTCTTGACACCCGCTGTCGTGATGGCGATGAGCGTTGATGCCTTGCCACGAGCTCCTTGGGCCAGCGACATAACATCGAACAGTGATCGGTTGGGCTGGGCGTGAAGCTCATCGAACAAAACCATAGTCGGACTGAGACCTTCGTGCCTTGGGGCATCGGCTGATAGCACTCGGTAGACATTGTTCGTGGCTGGAACCAAGATGGCATCTCGGTAAACCTTGACATGCTCACTGAGCTCTGAGTTCTGAATCATGCGTTTTGTATCTTCAAAGACGATACGGGCCTGATTGCGGTCAGCAGCAACCGAATACACCTCGGCACCTTGGGTCTTGATGTCCATTAGGCCAAAGGCGGCGATGACCGAACCTAGGGCCGACTTACCTGACTTACGGGGCATGCCGATTAGTGAGATGCGGTGCCTGAGACCGCCATCCTCATCTCTGGCGAAAACTTGTCTAAGTAAGGTTTTCTGCCATGCACGCAGGACTAGCTTGGTTCCTGACCTGCCGGCGACTGAATCCTTGGTGATTGTGGCGAAGGCATCAGCGAAGCGAATGAGAAAATCCCCATCGCCTCGGTCTATTGCTTCTTGAGGCACGGGTGTAAGCCATGCAGGTGAGGTCATTAGACCCTTTCAGACATTAGCTTCTCGTAAGCAGACTGAGCTTTGATTTCGGCAAGCCCAAGTTTGGCTCTTGCGTCAACCGTCATGCCTAGCAAACCGAGATTGATGACGAGTGCCTTCTCCAGTTCAAGTAGTTGCCGATGCATGTGAAAGTCATCGGGGGTAATTTTCCAAAGTCGCTCAAGCTCAATGCTTCTATCTAGCTGCTTGCAGGTGAGCAATAAAAGCTCCGTGTCCGTCTCGGCTACCCAAGGTTTGCCGACTGAAAAGGCTCTGTCCCATAACATTCGACCCGCATCGCCTAATTCTCGGTGCGGTTCTCGGTATCCGCCGCTTATTGAGGCTATTTGGTCAGGATCGGGCAGTTTTCGCTGCCCTGGGTTGCCTGTGATTCGTTTTTGCTCTAGTGGCACTGCTGGATTGGGCATAAAACAACCCTAGCGGATTTTGTTCTGAAATGCAGAAAAATACGCTCGGGGGGCGGGCGGGGTGTCGGGTCGCTGGCTGTGTCAGGATTTGCCTACCCCCCCCTAGACTACCGGCGGGGCTACTACTAGATGTAGTGGTTTATCCGTTCCCTGGCTACTAGATGTTGTGGTTTTGGGGCGTGTTTGCAGCCTAATCCTGGCAACCTGCCCCGCTGTGAGCCTCTATAACGCCACCACATAGGGCGGGGGTGTCATTGTGTATGTTTAGGGGGTTATGCCCTGTAATCGCATTCTAGGGCTGTTTAGAGGTGTGTGCCCTGCTGCCCTTACGGATCAAGGGTTTCAGCGTTTCGGGCTTTTGAGGTTGTCTAGGGCTTTGGCGGTGGCGTGTCTGGCGTTCGGCATTGGCGGAGCGTGTTGTAGCTCAATCGCTTTGCTTTTCTCTTCTCTCAGCCTTTCCTAGGGTTGCCCCATATGTGGCAAACCCCTAGCGGTTCAGGCTAGGGGGTTGCGGTTGTGGGTTGCTTACAGTTTGGTAATTGCTCTGTTCATCCAGCCAAACATTATTCCAAGGCATAACGCTAAGCCCATAATGACAGGCAAGGCTACAACCAAACCAGTTACAACCAAACCAAGGATTAGCAAACGCCAAACCAAGGGCGGGCGGGCAGGGGCTCGATGTCTTCCCTTGCCTTCTGCATGTCTTCCGTATGCCATCAGTTCCCGCCCTTCGATTTGTAACCTAGTGCCTGAGTTTCTGCCATGTCCTCAAGTATCGCCCAAAGTTGGAGCGGGGCTTGATCTTGAAACGGCTCTAACAATTCATACGCCAACATGTAGTCACCGCTTCGGATAGCTTCATCAATTTGTAAAGCGTAATCTTTCATCTTTCCCATTAGTTCACCAACCTGTCAGAGATAACCTCAAACAAACTTGTCCCGCTTGCTCTGTAGTATCTATCCCATTGTAGATATGCAATAGCACACTCTAAAGCCTGACTAGTTTGTTCTGCCTTTTCGGCAGGTAGTAGCTCACGCTCTAGTTCTATTAGTTCCCTAAGTGTGTGCCAGTTGTTATCCGTTAGTTCTTCTAAGTAATCTTCTAGTTTCATTAGTTTTCTTCCTCAATTCCACCATCTCTAACTATCATATTTAGTTCAATGTTTGTATCCTGAAATGCTTCTTTGCAAGCGTTGATTATTACTTGCCCTATTGACAATGCGTGTTCCTCATTTTCTGCTTCAATAGTTGTCCAAGCATCAAAGTCAATAATGTAGGTTTTCATTAGTTGCTCTCCTCTTCTTCTAGTTCCGTTTTGATTTCATCCCACGCTCGAGTGGCTAGGTGTAAGTAATAGAACACTAGGTCAATTTGCATTAGGGAGATTATCCCGCCCTCATTCCGTTGTGTATCATAACCGTATTCCTTCCATTGGTCAGAATCTTCCATTGGCAGGGCTACCCATTGCTGAATGATTTGGTTGTTGTATATAGGCACATAACCATCAGCAAATTCAGCTACAACATCATCAGCGTGTGGGTTGTCTTTTAGTTGTTCTATGTTGTCTAATAGTTCTTTTTTGATTTCTTCTTTTGTAGTTAGCATTTATTTCTTCCTTCTGTTAGTTTTCAGTTAGTGTCCGCTGAATAAGTGTTCTGTCTGTGTTGTAGTTAGCATCGCATTCAATAATCGCCCAATAGGTTAGAGCTTCTTGAAGCGTTAGAAAACCTTTTGCCCAACTGTTGGCGACATAATCGCCCCATGTTAGTAAGTAGCCGTTTTCTGTTTGCTCAAGTGTTATCTCATATTGGTCATGCTGGTGATAGATGTTTAGATATTGCATTGTTTGTTTTCCTTCCGTTAGTTGTGTGCGAGGTTTTCGCAACGCTCGCAGTCTGTTTTAGTATCGCCTAGTGATAGCGGGGTTATTGTCACGCTATCCTCTAAATCTTCCCAAGTATAAAAAGCGTTTGTATCTTCGGCGTGACTTTCCCAAATTGCTTTTAGGGCGGTCAATACCTCTTCGACGCTTTTTTGATAAGTGGTAAATTCATAATTACGGGTTTCTAGTTTGCCTAGGTAGCCAGTCACTTTTTGCCTTCCTTCCGTTTTGCGTGTCTGTATTGCAACTCAACCATTAGAAACGCCCAAGCCATACCTATGGCAAACAGTAGCCAGTCAATCATTTGTATTCCTCACAGTCATGTTCTAGTTCATGTGCACAATCCCATAAAACGCTTTTGAAATTGCATAGCTTGCATTCTGCTACGGCGTGACCGCCAAAGTGTGCCGAAAAGATCTCAAGATTTTCTGGTAATGGCTCGGTGCAAACATCATCTTCAAAAGTAATCATTTGACTTCCTCTTCCTCTAGTGAATTTAGATATGTGAAATAAACATCTTGTCCCTGTATAAAATCTAGGGCGTTAGTTAGTGCCCCAAGATAGCCCGCTAGAAAAGCATTTCTGTCTTTATAGTTTTCTATACTTGACATTTCACGCTTTAGCCAGTCAAGCAATTCAGCGGTAAATTGTTCGCTCATTAGTTCACGCTCGCCCACTGGTCAAATCGCTCTGACAATTCGGGATAAGTAGTAGCCAGTCTTTCGGCGATTTCCTGCCATACCTCAGCCTTTCCTGTTAGGTATCCATGTCCCCAAGTGTTCATTTCCTTATCGTCCGCTTTAGCTTCAAGACGGTTTGTTTGGCTGATGGCCAATTCAAAAAGTAGCTTCATGTTGTTGTCCATTGTTTTACCTTCCTAGTTAGTAGCGGTTTCCCGCTGTATATAAAGTAACAAGCCCGCCAGGATTTTGGCAGCATTTTTTGATAACGGTTTGATAACGAAAACAGACGGGCAGAATTTCGAACAAGTGTTCGCCCGTTTTAGATCTTGAACATTTGTTCGATTATGAAACACCGGCTCAAAATAGAACAAGTGTTCGATTTATTTATCTGTGATTTTCAGAATTTGTATATATGATTCCAACCGAATATTTGGTTTTTGACCGAATCTGTATATGGCTTTCCAACCGAATTTTTGCCCCTAGTTCAGAGGCTTGTTTCCTCGAGAAGCATTGCAGGATCGGTGAGCCGGAAGCAGCGGGCTGAGAGGGTCGGCTGGGATTAGGTGGTCTGCTTGCCAAGGGTCTAGGGGTTTGTAGCCTTCTTTGCAGATGTGGCAGATAACAGCGTTGTCTCTTACTAGCTTTGCTCTTCTTCTGTAATCGCCTGAGTATTGCCCTGTGAGTTTCTTTTTTATTTCACGGGCGGTTCTATCCCTAGGCGGTAGCTTGTGTTGCTCGCATCTGTTTGCACCTCTGGTCAGTGCTCCACAGACTATGCAGGGTGCTCGAAAGTTATAGCCCTTCATTTGTCTGTCGAGTAAAAGCCTTTGCCGTTGAACTTGAATGACCTAAAGCTGTATGACCGAATCATTGTCACTTTGCAGGTCTCACATTCTGGGGCTTTCGGTGTCTCTGATATAGGGCTTTGAACCGAATCCTGAGCATTACAGTTACCACATTTGTAGTCATAGGTTGGCATCAGAGTTTCCATACAGTGCCCGTATAAGGCACCCCCCTGTTCAAAATAAATGTAACAAGCCCTGGAACCGAATCCTCCCCCGACTGTTTTCTAAACCAGTTTGATCCGTTGTCAAGTGTGCTGGCAGAGATGAGGAAGCGGGAGTTGCCCTGTGGCGTTGAACCGAGCTCAGTGATTCTCATATGGTGCCAGTGACCGTGCACGAGCGTGGTTGCATCTGATATGGGCTGTTTGCCGAAACTTTGCTTTCGCCAGAAGTCAGGCACCTGCTCAGGTCTGTTACCTGCCTGATGTCCATGAATGACACCGAGTATGTGGTATTGGTCACCAAATACATCTATGGCTAGTGATTCATCCCAAGGCTGAGGCTCTAAGAATTTGATGTTTAGTTTCTTTTCGTTCGCCAGGCGGGCGAGCTGTCTGCCGATGAATACACCCCAGTCATCAGTTCCCTTGCCTACCTGCTGTTTGCCTATTCTCCACTGGCAGTGATTAGAGCCGACAGATGCGTAAGTAATGTTCGGGACTAGCTCATAGATAGACCGGAGGGTGTCATAAGCGAATGTGATGCTTAGGTCTACCTGATCCATCAAGGACAGGTCGTTGCTTTGTAACTGAGCCATGTCTGCTGCGTTATTGAAGCCTTCGATTGTGTCGCCTAGGTCGCAGAAAATAACCTTGTTTGGCTTCTGTTCCTCTATAAGGCTTTTCAATCGAATTTTTGTTAGTTCTACTCTCTCGATAAGGCTTTGAGAGTTGCCTCGGTAATCTACTTTGCCTACCTGTAGGTCTGACCATAGAACTACTAGGGCTTTGTCTTTAGCCTTTGGCAGTTTGTTTACTTTGACTTTTTTCTTTGCCTCGGCAAGCAGTAACGGCAGGTCGGCAGCCAGTGTCTTTTTACGGAACTGGAACCTGTAGCTTGTAAGCCACTCACCGTCATAGCGTTGCCACTGTGATGTGCGAACCGAGTTTCCGATAATTTCGTGCTCGGCTGGGTCGTAGCCACGCTCTCTTAGGAAGTCGTCAAAGTTTGGTTGTCCAGTAAGTCCATCAGTTGTAGCAGTTCCCTGAGTTCCGTCAAACTCTACGCCTGGGCGTAAGTCTTTTGGCACTGCAACCTTTGGGGCTGGCTGTAAGTTTTCAAGCATCGTATAAGCCTAACTTCTATGACAGACGCAAGTGCGATTTCTGTGCTTAGTGATTGTGTGATCTGCGATAACTATGCCTCGGTCTCGCAAGGCTCTGCTGAGTGAGCTTGCTGTCCAAGATGTGACATTCTGCACGGCATCTAAAAAGATGTCTCTGTCGGTCTCGCTCATTGCATTTGCAAGAGAGATGACAGCACAAGGCTTGCCGGCTTTAGGAGGCTTCAGGCCCTCTAGCATCTTTCATCCTCTTCTGTAGTTCGCTAATTGCAAAGGCTGATGCCTTTTCTCGGGCTTTGTCAATGTCGTCTTGACTAATTGAGCCCTGAATAAGTGCTAGTTTGCTCACCTCGACTGTCATAGCCAAGATGCCTAGCTCTATGCCCTTCGTGAGCAGAATCTGGGAATGGTTATTTACCATGTCCTGAAACTGCCAAAGCTTGAATAGGTCGTCTGCTTCGTAGTCCATTAGAGTGCCACATCCATTTCATCGTCAATCAGCGTGTTTACAATGCGTTGCAGTGATGTGTTCCAGCAGTGACCAGAAGTGAGTGATTCTTCTATGTAGTTTGCTAGATCCTCACGGATTGCATCTAGGTCTGATGACCAGACAAGGTTCTTGTCCCTGAGTAGTGCTGCTGCTGTTTGGAAGTCAGCCTTCATTCTGCCGAGCTTCTCTATTCTCCTATCAGCCATTCTCTTAGCTCCCTGTTGTCTCTGAGCACCATGAGTAGTGAGTTCTCCCAAAGACCGATGAAGTGATGCTCCACTTCGTCATAGTCAGCTTTAGGTCTGTATTCCTCGACCTCAAAGACAAAGCGACAGGCGTGCATAAGCTCGTGAAAGACTGTGACCTTCTTCTTTGATTCGTGGATGTCTTTGTCCAGAACAATGATGTTTCTGGCATCTTGTGTATAACCGTGATTGCCTTCTGTGAGGATTGGGTCATCTTTGATACCAAGCTGAACAATTTGGTATTCCTGAGCTCCGATCTTGACAACATCAGGACACCTGGCTTGCTTTTTCATAAGATACTTCCTCTAGGGCATCTTTTAGGTCATTGAGATAGATGAAGTCACCTAAATCGTTGAAGGTCGAGTTCAAGTCTATGGCCTTCCAAAACCTTGTATTTTCCTGCTTCCTGCCCTCTTTTACGCCTATTTCGTAGGCAAGCATTGTGGCTCGGTGGATTGTGTCGTGCATCTCCGTGTTAGTCATTTTCTTCTCCTGCTCCTGTCTTTAGTAAAAGTATTGCTATAAGTAAAGTGTTGACCACTGACAATATGAGGATGTATTCAATCATCTTCTACTTCCTCCGCTACTTGCTTGATTGGTTCTAGTGGCACATTGATGCCGTGAGCTCTCTCGGACTTCAAGTGCATCTCAAGGCTGTTGATCTTGTCCAACCGAAAGCCAGACCATCTCTTTGCATCAGTTTCGATAATCGGAGCCTGACTGAATCCCAGCTCTAAGAATCGCTTGACTGCCTTCTGTGATTTGTTTAGCTGTCGAGTTTCGAAGATGATGCCTCGCTTCTCAAACTCACGCTTAGTCTGCATGCACTGCACACAATTAGGCAGCTCCCAGACTGTAATCTTCATCACAGCATTGCTCCTGTTCTGGCGTGAATCTTCTTCTTAGAATCCCTGACTGCCTTGCAAGCAACCTCAAAGCCAACTGCCTGAGCCTTTGTTAGCTTCTGCTTTTCTCCGGCCTCCGTGATTGTGAAAGACATTGTGCGGGCTGCATACTCTGCTCCCACACGAATGCCCTGTTCGTAGGCTTCATCCATCTGCTTAGGGAAGAGACGGTCTGCTACATCGTATAGAAATAGCTTCCAGTTTCTAGGCTTCATTGATGCCCTCCAGCTTCTTGATTACATTACGGATCACATCTGCCGTGACCTTGTTACCGATGTTCCATTCTTGGTTAGACATTGTGTCTAGCTCGCTGATTATTGAGTTCCAGCCCATGTCGTAGCCCGCTTGGAATAGGGCATCGGTATGAAACTCGATTTGAGATTTGATTTCGTTTACTCTCATTTTTTACCTCCTGCAATCACTTTAGGGCAGGCTTAGGACAAAGAGAAGCACATTTCTATAACGAACTGATAACAATGACGGCACCTGGGGCACGGTCATCGGCGTAGTGTTTGCGGGCTGAAATCTCGCAGATTTGGCTGTCATCGCCCCAGATAAGCCCTGATTGTCCTATGCCGTCACCAACGGCCCTGAGCAGCTTGTCCAGTCAGAGATCGGGCGGCACTATTGGCATCGCCCGATCTTCTTTCCTCACTGTCTTAGGTCTGGGTAAATAGAAATCCACCTCAAGCTTTATAGGCCCAAGGTGGACTATCTGTTCTGCATAAGGCTGACAAGCATCAGCGATTTCTCGCCTCCATACTTTGAGAGCCTGACCAGAGGCTTCGATTAGTCGCCCGTGAATTACCTTTTTGGAGCCTTGTGGCTTAGGTAATCCATAGACATCTAAGCGAATTAGAATGGGGCATCCGATCTGTCAAGCACAACCGATTCTACAGCTTGAGGGTAGAGGCGTATCTTGACAGCGGAAGTTCCATCCTTCTTTTCGTAGGTTGCTAGTTTGGCATTGCCAGTAATAGTTACTCGAGTGCCCTTCTCGGCAGTGAGTAACCAACCGAATTCTGAAGATGCGTCTACTGAAACATCAATGTAGTCACGGCTAACGGTTTCCCATTTGCCCTGTTCGTTCTTCTTCCGGTTAGCGTGGGTAACGGTTACAACCGAACCCCAATCGAATGTTTTGGCTTCTTCTACAAAGCCAGTAAATGTGAGCGAGAGTGCCATGTGTAGGTTTCCTTATCTTTCAATGTGCTCGGGATTTACGCAATCTAGCATTCCACAAATTCTGTTTCCTGGCAAGATGGGTTCCCCGAGTTCGTTTAGTGGTGTCACTAAATCTGGTGCAAATCTGCCATGCCACGGGATGCATTTCAGCTCCCCCGTGTTGACAGTTGTAGATCTTCTGGTGCGACAGGATTGGCAAAATACCTTGGCCTTTCCTCGCTTCTTGATGACATCCCAAGATATGCCACAGCGGTAGCAGGTTTCCCTTTCCCACACATAACTAGGCTAGTTGCCTTTACTACAAAAGTCGTCATTTCATCCTCAGTAGTGTCGCCTGGGCTATTGGCACGGCTATAAACCTCTCGGCTGTCGTGTAAATCGTGTCCTTGACAATAACAGGGGCCTCTGACATTTGTAGGCCGTCTATGAGCAAAGCCCATGACCAGTCATCGTTTAGCATCCAGAAGATGTTTAGCTTTGAGGGCTTGATGAATTTTCTCTTTCGCTCCGAGAAGTGCACTGCCTCGTAGGGGAACTTCTGCCCCTTCCAGTTGTGCTTCACCTCCACCTCGATTTCAAAGAAGTTTTCATCCTTCTCGGCGTAAACATCTATGCCGTATTTGTCAGGGTTTACCCATGCGTCATAGTCTCGAGACTTTAGATAGTTCACAACCAGCTCTTTGGCGTAATCGTTCTTGTCGAACAGGTCTTGACTGAACTTCTTGGTCATAGTCCTAATCGTCTCTTGAGCTCTGGGGTGAGTGGAACTGACCTCTTGGCCAGCTCTTCCATCTCCCGAATGTATTGCTGACTAGCCTCAATCTCTTTTTTCCGGCGTGCTTCGTTAGCAGCCTTGGCTTCGGGCAGTGTTGCAGCGTTCTCCCAAGAATCAGCATTTAGCCATGAGGCAGGGTATTTCGTGTATTCAGGCTTTCGTGTCGGATCGTTCTTGTAGGCGATAACCCCAGCGAGTATGTCCTCGAACTTAGCTCTTTTGAGAGCTGACTTGAATGCTCTAAAGGCTGCTCCCTTGTCTAGCCGTCTTGGATATTCCTTCCAGAATTCTTTGAATAATTCCTCATGCGTGTTAATAGGTTCTTGTAATGGTTCTATAAGGGTTTGTACGCCATCTGCTGTCACCCCTGACGCTCTATTTGTCACCCCTGACTGCGATTCTGTCACCCCTGAGACCGAATCTGTCACCCCTGGCAGGTTGACCCAGTATCGGTTGGATTTGTATTGACCGCTGGTCGGGGCGTTCTGAACCTCGACTATCAGCTCTCCAATCTTCTGCAAATACTGGATGTCCCTCTGGACACTACGCTCTGAGGCATTGACCATCTGAGCCAGCCTCCTGATTGAGGGCCAAGCTCCTATCTCGCCTTGGTGATCTGCAATAGCCAAAAGCACTAGCCGTGCCCTGCCATCCGACTTAGATTCCCGCCATACGGCATTCATAATCTCAATGCTCAATTTCGACCATCCTTACCGCCTGTGGCAATGTCACCGAGTGCATTGACCCCTCCTTCTGTTGTGTGCTAGATAGTTTGTCCGTAAAAATGTCACTTACGGTTGGTGTTGGAAAATTCACTTGCCCCCCCCTAGCAGGTATGGGCATGCCCTCAAGCAGCATCCTAAGTGCCAGCTCAGCCTGTTGTGGAACGACACCGTTACCACATGCTTTTAGTTCTTCGTTTCGGGTCAAACCGACATCTGTTATCCAGCCCTCGGGAACGCCCATCATCCACTCTGTAAAGCGACTAGAGAGCCTGTGAGCACCTTCTTTGCCATCAGGCTTCGTAGGGGCGGGTGCGGGTCTGCCTAGGACTTGTTCCCATCTGCGGATTGCAGGTTCAAACTTTCCCCAGTTAGTCACAGCTTCAAGTCTTGCCTTTGGATTGCCTTCGTCTATCTCTCTCTGACTTGCACCATTAGCCATTGATGTGCGTGTAGTCGGTAGTAAAACCTCACCGCTATTGAAAATTGCCCTAGCCACGGTGTCTACCTGAACTACCCCATCACGCTTGTGTTCAGCCGTGCCATCTTTGTGGTCACGAGATGCGGGGGTAGGCATCAGGTTATCTACAACCCGACTTACTTTCAGCCCATTTAGCTTTGCAATGTCCATTGCGTTGTCACGAATACCGACAGTATTGCCACGCTTACGAGCTTCTTCTTCACCCAAAGCTCCGCCTTCGCCTTGACTAGCTATTGGCGAACGCAGTAATGAAGATTCTGAAACGCTGGTGGGGTGCTCCGGCATCGGAAGCTCGAACACCTGCCCATTTTGCATCAAACCCGAGATCGGCCAAGTCCCCAAGAACGGCTCCCATTGCTCGAATAGGGTGTCCGTTCCCGATGACTGCCAAATCTTCTTCTGAGTATTCCATTCCATTGTCGGCTTTAGCTGAGAGTAATCCTCTGACATTTTCAATAACTACCAATCTTGGTCGGATTTCGTCAATCGCCCTAGCAAACTCCGACCATAGCCCGCTGCGAGTTCCTTCTGTTAGTCCTGCCCGCTTGCCCGCTAGGGACAAGTCCTGACATGGAAAGCCACCCGTAAGAATGTCTACGGGTTCAAGTTTTGTAAAATCAATTGCTCTGACATCTCTGTAGTTAGGAACGCCAGGAAAGTTCTTTTCAAGAATTTTTGATGGAGCATCTTCCCATTCGCAATGCCAAGCAACAGTTGCACCTGTCACCTTTGCAACTGCTAAGTCAAGCCCTCCGTAACCAGAGAAAAGCGAACCTATCTTCACGCTGTAAGGCTCACCTTCTCAAAAGCCTCACGAGCGTTCTTGTCCCTTGCTCCGCCAGCCCATCTGCCAGCGTGAAAGTAAAGCTTCTTGACCGAATCTAAGCGTTGCTGTTGGAGAAGTTTTTTCTTCTCTTCCTCAAAATTCCGATTCTTTGCTTCTTCGTTTTCTATTGCTATCGCTCGTAGCCTCATCTTCAAGGCTAATTTTTCGATATTCATGTTTGCCTCCTACAGCATCTAATTGATACCAGATTCCTTGCAGACAGTCAAATACCGGTTCATCCGTGTTTTCGTATCTGCTTAGTTTGTGTCCATCTATCCGAGCTTGTCTCGCAATCTCGGCATCGCTCTCCATCTGTCCGTTGTAAACCGCACATACCAATATGAGGTTGTCCAGTCTGTCCAGAGCTCTTGATCCACCCGAACCACGATTTATCCTGTGATGTGGAACTAGGTAACTTGAAGTCCCACAGTGCCAGCACCAAAGGTCACGCTTTAGCAGGGCTTCTTTGACCTTCTTTGTCAGGGTCATAGATTGATATCCATTTGCATCAGCTTGGCTTGTGTCCCAGCAGCCATCAGAGCCGTTTCTAGGGCCTTTATTTTGACCTTTATACGATTCACCTTAGCCCGAGCTAAATCACGCTCTAAACGGGCTTGAGAGGCTTCTAAGCGGCTAATGGCAGTGCGGTCTGCAACCGTGCCCTGAGACCGAATAAAAGCCTTCTGTTCAAGTGTGTCTAAATCGAACTCTTTTTGGGCTAGGTCTACCTCAGCCTGATAAAGGGCATCAGCTCCCTTATTGTTCTCCGCCGTCAGTTCTGCGATCTGCTTGGCTATCTCCGATGGATGCACTTAGCTGCTCCATTCGCTCAAGCATGTTGATACGCCAGATTTCACTTTCCTCTGCCAGCTTTCGGCTTAGTAGTAACTGACCCGATTCCCTCGCCCGCTGCTGTTTCATCAAACAGTCCTGATAGGCTTCCTTCAGTTCCTGAAGGCTTGCTGCCTGTATCTGGTAGAGCATTAGCCCTTTCCTTTATGTAATCCAGCACGGAGGTAGTTACTCTTTTCGCCTTGGCTTGTGCCCAGAGGCTACGGAGTGCTTCCTTGTCATTCAGGCTATCAGCATCAGCCTTCCAATCTCTTTCGCCCATCGAGCTGAGAGCTTCTACGGCATTGAACTTCTCTACCTTCTCCATCTCCTCACGGCTAGGGCGTTTCAAGCCGGAGTAAATATAATTCGCCAAACAGCGACCAATCGAACTCGTCTCACATCGTTCAAGGGCAAATGGGTCTGAGTTAGCCTCACTTGCCCAGCCAGTTGTCTTAGGCAGGTCTGTTGCCTGATCTCCAGCGGTCAGATAAAGCCGTGTCTCAATCACCCATAGCGATGAATCCTTGGTGTGGTTGACGGTGACGATACGGGCATCCTTTGCCTCATCTGATGCCCAGAAACTACGAAGTCTCTCTTCAACAGTTGCATACTGTGATAAATCGAATCTAGCCATTGCTTCCTCCTACTTGTGAATCACTAGATAAGGCACGCCATCTCTGCGGGCTTGCCTAGTTGCTACTTTGATTTTCTGTCCATCTTTCAGAACAAAACCTGTCTTTGCGTATTGCATTGTGTCAAGAACCATGGATTTCAGCAAGTTGACTTGCGACTGAGATTCCTCAAGCATCACCTGAGCGTTCTTGAGCTGTAGTCCCAAAGTCCCCAGCTCTACCTCCGTGTCGTCAATCTGCGGGTGCTGTTGGCGAACTGTCTGGTAGGTGCTCTCTGACCCATCCCATTCTGGGCGGGTGCCATCTGTAAGGCTCTTGTGGAACATCGTGGCGTAGTCAGCCTGGGTGAGCTGCACAAACTCGTCAGCTTCGACCTCATACTCAAACCAATCCATGCCGGCGACAGCTACGACAATCGCCTTGCTCACGCCCATTACATGCATGTAGTGCTGCACCTGACAGGCATAGTGTGCGGGCAGAGCATCCCAGTTGTAGCGAGCAGTCTTGACCTCAATGACAATCCACTCGCCTGTTTCTTTGTTACGAGCCATTGCGTCAGGGTTTGCGTGCATGAATTCAAACTCTTTAGACACGAATGATCCTGCACGGTAAATCTCTAGCTCAGGGTGCTGTTGACCGAATAGCTTGAGGATGGGCTCCTCAAAGGCTTTGCCCAACCGAATTGCCCAGTTCTCCTGAAAGCTGTTGGGGATAAGTTCTAGCTTCTTGGCCCATAGCGTGTAGGCACTCTCCCAAGGGTTTAGCCCCATGATTGTGCCTATCTCTGACCCGCCGATTGAGTGCTTGCGGGCCTCGTGCCACTCAGGGCTGTCTGATTCAAAGTTTCCTAGGTGTGTAGCCTGTGGAAAGTTCTCGGGTGTTACATATTCCAATTTGTCCTCCTATGACTTAGTGACTAACATACACATAGGTGGTGACATTTTGAAAGAATCTCAGAAGAAATACATGAAGCTCCAGTGGGCAATCAAGAAGAATGGCGGGGTTGTCTGTGAGCAGGTGCCTCACATTTTCTTTCCCGAAGATTCCTATAACACCGATAACGGCTACTTTGCCGAGAAGAAGCTTGCTCTAAAGATTTGTTCCCAGTGCCCTGTTCAGCAGCTTTGTGCTGATTATGCGATGACGGCTCGTGAGCCCTACGGCATCTGGGGTGGCACTACTCCTACTGATAGATAAGCGAAACCCCCTAGGAAAAGTGAAAAACCTAGGGGGCTTCTGCTAACTAACTAGAAGGAGAGCAACACTCTCCAGATAAGTATACGACCAACCGAATGTTTGTCAAATAAGAAACCCCCGCCATTTAGACGGGGGCTACTCGGCTTAGCTAGGAGGCTTATGGACAAGCGAACAAGGATGTCGAATAACAGCCGAGCAAGACTAGCTTAGTCCTTTTTGAAAGCAACTGAGGTCAGGATTGAAAGAAATCCGGCACCCAGTGAAACCGAAGCCAAGCTTACCCAATCAATCGTAAACAGGCCCATAGATCCTGTTCCTAGGAAAGCTATTGCCGACTGAGCTACGGTCTTTACAGCTCGCTCTCCTGCATAATCTCTCCAAAATGCAACGCTAAATATCTTCATTGTCCCGCTTCCTTATCTTTACATCTTCGTATGTAGCAAATGCAGTATAAGCGGTGAGGATTATAGAAATCAAGGCAACTCCGCCGATTATCAGTTCCCTGCTAACCGAACTGTCAGAGGCGTAGGTAGCTGCACCGAAAAGAATCATTAGGGCAGACAACGCAAAGCTCATGTAAATAAGCCTACGGCGATGCTTCCAACTAGGCATCTAGTCGCTCGTCAATAAACTTCTCAGGGTCAAAGACGGTGCCGAAGAATACTGAATTGACCCTAGGGCCGATAGTCAGGTGCAGGTGAGCCCCCTTGCTCGCTGATCCCGTGTTGCCTACTTTGCCGACTGTCTGGCTTTGAGTGATGATTGTCCCAGGCTTTAGCTTCGGCTCTTCTTGCAGGTGGCAGTAGCCAATGTAAACAACTTTGTCATTGACCGAATCCCAGGCAGTCTGCACCAGCACCCAACCCAGAATGCTTGACCACTTGACAACCTGCACCGTTCCACCGCTAACGGCGGGAATGCGTGTGCCTTCTTTTGGTGCGTAGTCCAGCCCACGGTGCGGGATAACACGGCCCTTGATTGCACCGAATCGAGAGGTAATTGTCTTTTTAGAGAAGGGATGTCTCATCGGATCAAAGCCCAGAGAGCTGCAATGAAACCTGTAATGCCCGAACCGAGTGCGGTAAAGACAAGCTTCTCGATCCACTCCATGCGAGCGAGTTTCTGCTCTACTCGATTCATGCGGGCAGGCAAGTCTTTTAGGTTCTTTAGGTCTGAAACAATCTCAATCTGTATAGCCTGAAGCTCAAGTAGCTTTTCATAAATCTGAGCTTGTGTAATCCTGACGGATCCGCTTGATGTTTCCTCAGCCATGACTAGCCTAGAAGTGCGAGTATCTCGGCCTCTGATAGACCTAGTGCTTCGAGCTTTACCTTTGCACTTTCTTTGTTTGCCTGTTTCTGAGCCTCGGCAGCTTCTCTCTCAGCCTGTTCGATAGCGGCTTGTGCGGCTTGTGCCTCACGCTCAGCTATCTCAGCATCGGTTAGGGGAATAATTTGCACCTTGTCAGGGTGGCCTTCGGGAAGGCTGCAATCTACAACTAGGCGTGTTGGTCTGTCTGTCATGTTTTTATTCTACCTGCTTCTAACTAACTGTAACTCCACCGCTTGCACCCTTGGTAATG